CTTGTCCTCCTGTTGCCCCTTCTGCAAGAGCACAGCGGCCGCATATCGGCTGATTAAGGGCGCAAAGCGGTCAACGTAAGGGATAAGGACAGGATCGGTCGAATCGACCAGCTCGTCCACCTCTTTGACAAACCACAATTTGCCCGCGTCAGTGCCATTCTCGGTCGGGATGGGGATGAAGCCAATCTTGTAATCGGGCGATCCCCCACCAATGACGTAATAAACGGGCGCATGCACCGCTGAGATGGGCGGGTTGGTGTTCTCCAGGTCGGTTAACACCTGATCAAGTTGCACGGGGCGCACCCGATTGCGAGAAGTGGTGGTTGAGGGGGCGTAATTGAGTTCGATGCGCCGTACTTTGAACAGATTGCTGGGTAAACCGTCAGTTACCCCGTACTCTTGTTGCCCTAAAACGGTGTCAAACAGAACGGAGTCGACATAAAAGTCATCGTAAACCTCAACCACTGCCGTAACGACCTCGTGGTAACCGCTGTTGATCTCCCGATCAACCTCATCATCGGACCAATCGGCAGCTACAACCTCGTCCAAATAGGTACGGGTTTGAGCTCGTAAGTAAGCAAGGTCTTTGGCCATAATTATCTCCTTAAGCTATTAAGCCTTCGTCACCGAAGATGACCCATCCGCCTCCACCGCCTGCGGGTGTTTCTGCATCCAGGGTGTAAAAGGTAGCAGGACTGTTTTGGTTGCGATATTCAGTTAAGAAGCGAGTGCCCGCGGGTTGAGCCACATAAAAGCGGGCCTCCTCGATATAACCATTCATAGAGTCCGATCCACTGCGCATTTGGCCGAGGGTAGGATTTTTATCATTATCTGTTGACCAAGACGTCGGATTACCACTGTCTGTGGCCTCTAAAGCCCCGTTTATGTAAATTTCATAGACACCTGTATTCCGCAAGACAAAGGCTACATAATGCCAGGTGTTGTTGGATAATACGGTCGTGCCAGTTAGTTGTAGTGCGGCATTTGATCTAATCGCCAATTTACCTGTGCTATCCGTTCCCAATCGGTGGTAATCAGTCCCCCCCCCGCCCACAATAGTTCCTTTGGCGTAAAACGCCCGTGAACTTGTGGTAATCATCCTGACCCATGCGGTGAAGGTTATCGGTGTCGCAGTTTGATTGTCGTATGGATTTAGAAAAAGCACGCGGTCTCCGTTGAACAACCAGGAGCCATGTAATTTAAATACACTGGTGCTTAAAGTGGGTGACTCCGAAGCAGCCGTATCTCCCCCCTTAGCCGCCCGTAATTGGCTATCCTCGTTCGCTCCCCCATTGGTAAAACCAACCGCTGAATTCATGTGAAAGACCTCTTGATAATCGATCCAGGTCTTTCTGACGCTCTGTTGGTCATGCATGATCAGAGAGTTGCCGTACATTAGCCAAATAATGGTGTTGACCGAGCTACTGATCGTTGAGACCCTTACCCATGCCTTGAAGGTGCCCCCCACGGGGTCGTAATAAACCCGCTCAAAGTTTAATTTGCTGGTTCCCAAGGGGTCGTTGACGGAGGTAAAGATGATATCCCGCCCGTCGTTGTAATACACGTGCCCGCCGTTGGCGATCGACTTAAGCAGGGGATCGGTGATGGCAACCCACATGGCAAAGTTAGTTTCATTGGCTGCCACCTGGCTGCTGTTAACAGTGATTTTGCGAGAGTAGGCGTAAGTGCTGGGAAGAACACTGATCGTCTCCTGGGAACCAACGCTATAGAAGGTGCTTGGGCTATTGAAGTTATTCCATTGGGTGCTGATCTCCGCTGGGCTCATCACTTGGTTTAGCATGCGTACTTCATCAAGCACCCCACTAGTGGGTAAATTACCATTATTCCGTGATCCAATATTAAACTCGGTCGTGGTGTTAATCACGTCCGTTGTGTCGAGGGTGTCATTGGTAAAGGAGTAGGAAGTCTTTTCAACCCCGTTGATATACACCCTGGTTCCCGCCAAAGTAGCAGTCCCGTCATAGGTCACCACATAGTGGTACCAGGTACCAGAAACTAAAGTATCAGTTAGAGTCTTTTCAATATACTTGCCTCCACCCGCATCAAAGTCAAAGGATAACTTTTCAGCGGCGGTTACCCAAACTACATATCCAGGATTGCCTGCCGCATTCTTAGTCACCATCATGTGGAGCATGCTGGTGGTATTTATTTTCAGATATAGAGATATAGAAAAGACGCTGTTTGCGTTCTTGTCAAGAATATCGCCAAACTTAATGTACTGCGTTGAACCCGATACAAAATTAGATGCAGTGCCAATCGCTCCTGCCACATCACTGGCGGCTGTTAAGTTAACTCCAGTTCCGTGGCGGGTATTACTGGTGCTGTCAGTGTAGCCATTGGCAGAGGTATTCCCATCTTCTTCTAAGTGTTGCACCATGTCATATCGGCTCGACCACGTGCCTGTCGGGTTAGCTTCGGAGGTGGAGACGTTGGGATTGCCGTAGTACATGACAAAGCCCGTGTTGGTCAGATTGTTGAGCAGAGGCAGTCGCACCCAAGCGACGATCGCGCCCGTGGTGGCGTTATAACTCTCGATCTCATGGTCTAACTTGGTGCCATCGGCCAATTCAAAGCGGATATCAAAGCCGTTGGCGTTGGTTACCAGACCACCATTGGCAACGGTCCGCAGATAAGTGTAAGTACCGCTAATTAAGACAGGATAATCGGTAAGATCGGCATCTACTTTCGTCGCATCCACGGTGATCGGGCGCCGATAGGAGTAACCATTCTTGAAGACTTCAGTGTAAGTCAAATATTGGGACCAATAAGTTGCACCACCCGTTTCTAAAAAATCAGTTTGGGTCGTGGTTCCCGCATTTCTGGCAAAGGTAAGTATGCCCTGATTTGCAGGTACAGTGTCCCAATACAAAGTGTCAAACGATCCTCCGTTAACATGCTCGATACCCGTCCCAAATTGATACTGACTACCCGCCTGGAGAACGGGAAATTGCACTGAATTAGCCGTCACCCAACCAGGGTTAGCGTCATCCAAAAGAACGGAGAAGGTGTCCATGACCGTGTCTCCGCCCGCGTTGCGACGTAGGGTAAATTGCATTTGATCGTTGTTGAAATGCGCATTGGCGTAAGCACTGTAGCTAGTTACTCTCGCCGTCACAGGCGCGGTGGTGGTAAAGGTGCGCCACGCCCCACCTAAATAGTTGGAGTTGGTTAACCCAACGGAAGTGTTGCCGAGCGTCGGATCAATTTTGATTGGATACACAGCAGTATCTAGAAAAGTTTGGGGGATAATAATTTTGTAGGTTTCATTGACCAGATCTAGCTCTTGGTCACACCACGCCTCGACCATATTGGCATCCACAATCTTGGGTCGGTAGATGGTCAAGAATTTACCGCTGCGATACAGGGTACCGCCCTCAAAGTTGGGGGGCGGGTCATCGTGGTATAGAGTGTAGGCATTAACCGCCTCGGGAGCCTTGCTTAGGTGGACAAAGTCGTCGACGCCCTTGACCTCGTTCTCTGTTATAACCAAATCTTCGCTGTAAAAGCTCTGACCCGTCAGGTCAAGTTCGGTGAAAGGCACCTCTTTGGCAGCCGTGATGCGCTTGCTGCGCACTGTAAAGAGGAGTTCGTTACTGACAGGGGCACTAGCCAGGGTTATTTCAAACTCCAGGCCACCATCATCACTGGCCTCAGGCTTGTCATAAATGTTAACAGTCACATCCCCATGAACGTACTCTGCCTCCTTAACATCTGTGGAGACCGTGGCCAATGTTGGATTAGGATCAACATAACGTAAGCTAAAGTTGACCTCATTACCCCATCTCATGATCTTAGATTGCGGGTAAAAGTCAGTCTGCTTGGTGTCGCCAATCTCAACCGCTACGACGTCTTGTGGGTTGCTATTGGCTGTATAAGTGACCTTGTCAGCCATAAAATGCCCCCCTATTTAATAAAGCCTGTGATCGTGACCGAGACGTTCCCTGCATCGGCGGCGACTACTTTAACTCCGTTATTCACGGCGAATTCCAATGGAGTACACCAGGTCTTGGACCAGATGCTGGTGGCGGGAAAGTACATATGTTGACAGATCACTGCACTAGCCGAGTCTTGGATTTCAATGTTAGTTTTAGTATCGGTGCTAATGGTGATGTCCGTGACATAGATCACCTTGCCGCTGACGCCAGCCTTGACGGTTAAGCCAGTGGTGGCATCTGCCGTAGTCACGGTGTTTCTAAAGGTCACCGCCCCGATCGGTAAAGAGCTACAAGTCATAATTCACCTCCCTTAACCCCTGCAAGCCAAGACGTAGAGCGTACCGCTCGAGTTGACGCCCAGGGCTGATAATTTAGTAAATTGAGTGTCGTCCAAAGTCATGGAGCACCCCAATTGCAAGATGAAGTTGGCACTGGTCGCATCTGCATCAAAGTTGATGTAGACGTCATTATCGCTGGCCAACGTGACCCGCCTAACTAACCCCTGTGATGGGGTTCTAAAGTCAATCGCTGCGGCTCCACCCGTAGTAAAGGCGAGTTGCAGGCTTTCGATTGTATTGCCGACTACTGGCATAAGCCTCCTTTATTATTTAACTATGCTTCCAAACCACTCATCGTAAGTCATCCCTGGCGGTAACCCGATCATCATGCGAAACCCCTGGTTATACTGGTCAACCCACTGGCGCTTCATCGGATCGTTGGCATTGTACGGCCCCGTCCATTGCTTGGGTCCGCTTTGCCCAGGTGTGGGTGCGTTAGGATTAATGCCTTGAGTGCCTGGGTTGGGTAAAACCTGGGGGCGACCGAACTTCTCGATGAGCTTCTTAAGAGTATCCTCGCGACTCCGATAAATGTGAGTTGGTAATTCAGATGTGGATGCACGTCTCGGCAGTGGGGCGTATTGATCGCCTGCTCT